TGCCAAAGAGGCACAAGAAATGATAAACAGAGACATAGCAAAATCAGAGTCAAATATTAAAGAACTTGCCACCGAAATTGCTAAAAAAGATTCAGAAATTGCGACTAAAGAAGCAATTATTAAAGATTTAGCTTCAGCGAGACTAGGAAGTATCATTAAACTAAATGACGAAACTACTAAGCTTGCACGAGCGCAAGAAAAAGCTCTTAAAGCTGCTGAAACTGAATTAAAACTTTTAAAATTGCGTAATTCGTTGAATCAAAAAAATAGAGAACTTGTTCAAGCTAAGGCGAACGATTCAGCTTTTATAGAGGGGTTAAATAATGAGTTAGCAATTAATAAGGCTTTATTGAAGTTAGCTGAAACTCAAAACAGTCTTGCAATTAAAAAGAGACAACTTGACGCTAACGAGATTAGTAACACTTTAAAAGAAGCTGAAGCTTCAAAAAAGTTATTATCAATTCAGTCGGATCTTGCTCAAGAAAGAATCCAAAAAGACTTTTCACAACAAATAGCTCCTATTGCGAGAGAACTTGCAGACCTAGAGTTTTTCTCAAACCTCGCGACAGAGGAACAAAGAAGACAATTGAGAGAGCAAATAATTTTATTAGAACGTGATCAGCAACTTGCTATTATTGCAGAAAAGCAAAAACAAGTAGCAGCAGAGTTTCAACTAAACCTCTCTATAGTAAATGCGCGCATTGCTGCAGCTAATAAAGCAGTACAGGCAGCAAAAGACGATAAAGCATCTCTTGAAGAAAGACAGAGAGCAGAATTAAACTTATTTGATAAGAGAAAAGAGATTGAACGTCAACAAGCACAAAGAGAAATTAACCGTATACAAGATCAAAGAGATGTATTTGCGCTTGAAAAACAAATTGCAGACACAACGGCAAAAGCACAGCTTGATCGTAAACTAGAAAATATTGAAAATGTGCGTAGAGAGCTTGCGGTAATTAAAGAGCGTGCTTTAACAAATAATGCTTTTATAAAAGGTCAAGGAAATATACTTAAAAAGTTTGTGGAAATTGTTAATGCTCAATTAAAGGCAACAGGTTTAGACGGATTGGGTGTTTCAATTAACACAGCAGACTTTGAAAAAGCATCAACTGATACTCTTACTAGAATTACTGCAATTGCTACAGATCTACAGCTTCAACAAAACCGTGCAGAAGATATTTTTAGTGAACAATTAGCTGAATCTCAAGCAGTTAAAGAAGCTAGAGAAAAGCTTAATAAAACTGAAGAAACAAGATTAAAAAATGCTCTTGAATCTAATACTCAATTAGCTAATATTGAACGACAAATAATAAAAACAAAGCAAGAGATAGCTACTGCTGATTCTCAGTTGGTGATTGATAATGCACAACAAAAATTAGCAGACTTTGAAAATGAAAAAACCCAGATACAAGAAAAAAGAACGTTACAAGATGAAACGTTTGATAATGAACGTGCATCAATTATTCAAAACGCTCAAAACAGGCTAGATGCTTTAGCTCGTGAGCGTGCTGCAACTCTTCGTTTAGTAAATGACCTTGTTGATGCTTTAAATGATGGAGTTGGAAAAGCTCTTGAAACAATCTTTGATAACATTGCTGAAGGCAAAAAAGTGGGTGAAGGATTAAGAGAGGTGCTGTTTGAGACATTTGAGAATGCTAGAAAAACTATTTTAAAACAGACGCTGATCGAACCAGTTCAAAACTTTATTTCTGAATCAGTTGGTAGCTTCTTTGGTATCGGCAAAAAAGGCGCTGATAATGCTTCTATTGTAACAACTGCTGCTGGAGATGCTCTCTTAGTGAGCTTGGCTTCAGGTGGTATTGATGATCCTTCATCTGGAGTAGGTAAACTTTTAAGTGGCTTAGACGAGGCTAAACAAAAGAGTGGAGAAGTAGCAACAGAGCAAAAAGGATTCTTTGACTCTATCCTTGAAGGTTTTCAAACAGCGGGTACTGGCGTGAAAGACTTTTTTGGATCTATTTTCAGTTCTCTTAGTGGCATGTTTGGAGGTGGCTCTGGTTCAGGCGGAGGCGGTATCTTTAGCATGTTCTCTGGAATGCTTGGTCAAGGCGGATTGAACTTTGGTCAACTGTTTGGTGGACCTTCTAACGCAATGCTTGCTACCGGTGCTGCAACTCACTCAACTGCCTTAGCCATGCAACAAGGTATACCTTTCATACCAGGTTCTGATTTTGGTAGCGCTGGCATGTTTTTAGCATCTGGTGGTTTAGTAAAACGTTATGCTGGAGGTGGCAATGTAATTTCCCAAGACCGTGTTCCAGCCCTCCTACAGCCTGGTGAGTTTGTAATGAAACGTTCAGCTGTTAATGCAATGGGCGCTAACAACATGGCAATGATGAATGCAACTGGTAAATCAAATGGTAACGTGGTGGTAAACATTAAAAATGAAGGAACTCCTCAAGATGCACAAGCATCACAACCAAAATTTGATGGAGAAAAGATGGTCATTGATATTGTTACACGTGATCTACGTAACAATGGGCCAATTCGTAAATCATTACGAGGAGGGTCTACTTAATGGCTACTTATCCTAATGATGCAACAGCTCCTGTTACTGGATTTGGTGTTGCCTCAGAAATTACCTACTCTTCAACAGGCACAGAAACAGTATTTAATTTAAATGGCACAGTTGGATTTAGAGGAGAAGTGTTAGCAATAGTTGATGGCGTTGTGCAATCTACTACAAACTACTCAACATCAAATGGTGGTGCTACAGTAACCTTTACAACAGCTCCTAATGCAGCAAACCTCACTCTAAAAACTTTGTCTATTCCAGCACGTTTTCAAATTACTCGTCAAGAAACTGTTACCACTGTTGCAGAGTATTCTAACACTACCCCAACTATTATTAATGGTAATTCTTATGCAATTAATGCTGTTCAAACTTCGTTTGCACTTCCAGCTGAATCTAATGTTACTTCAACTGGTGAAATTATGGTGTTTTTATCTGGACTAGCACAAGCATCAGATGCTTATACTTATCCCTCTGCAACACTTGGAGTTGAAGGCATTGATATTGCAGATAATTCAGCTACTAAACTGCTTACAAATTTTTTCGATACACTAACTGACGAATCAGATTCTAATCACACAGTTACTTTTGTCGGTGGCACAGCTGCTTTTCAAACCTATGGTGAAGATAAGTTTGTCTCTTTAGATGGAACAGATGATTATTTACAGATAACTGGAAATGATGATTTTAATGTGAATGATCGATCATTTACGCTTGACACCTGGGCACGTCCTGATATTGGTACTTCACTTGCCTCTAATCAAACTCTATTTGCTCGTCATGTAAATGGTGACAATAACTACAATCTTCGTTTGGTAGGTGCTAACTCGAATGTAGGTTTTGTGATAAATCGTGCAGGTGGGGTTACTGAACTTTATGGTGGCAATGCTAATGGAGGTTCAAACTATCATGTAGCAGTGTCCTATGATTCTTCAACTAGTAATTTAAGATTATATGTTAATAATGTAAAAGTAGCTCATACATTTTATGAAGCTGCCACGGCTACTGGTGGAAATGTTACAATAGGTGCTAATTCTAACACCACTACAGTGGGTGAACATTTTAAAGGCGATATTTCATTTGCTCGTATGGTGCATGGAGCTAGATATCGCACAGATACGATAGCTCCCATAACGAACTCTAATGCAATAACAGTAGAATCAGGAGCTCCTCTTGGCACTTTAGATCCTAATGATCAATTATCTATTAGAATATTTGACTCTCAAGTTCAAACTCTTGATAGATTTACTTCAATGGTAGATCGCAAACCAGATAGAGGATTTTCCTCAGAGAGAGCTTTTGATACAGTTACTTTTAGCTCTCAAGCTGGATATGAAAAACGCCGTTTAAAGTCTCGACGCTCAAAACGCTCATACAGTTTACAATATACAAACGTAACTGGAGTAGAAAAAACAGCGATAGAAAACTTCTACAACGCTAGAAGTGGAGAATTTGAAGCTTTTAGTTTTGACTTGTCACATATTAATGAATCTGGTACAATTACTACTAGATTTGATGGAACACTAAAAGTGCAACAAGTTTTATCTACAGGATCTCAATTGACAGAAAATTTTTTCACCGTATCGTTTAATCTCAAAGAGACTTTTGACTAATGACTGCTCGTAATTATGACGTAATTTTAACTGTTGACAATGCTGCAGGATTTCAGTCTACTAATGCTTTAGTAGGCAACACAACTTCAACAGTTGGTTACATTGCAAATGTTGATACCACTTCAAACCAACTAAAAGTAAAACTTAACAATGTATTGCAAGAGTTTTCCTCTACAGAAGTTGTTCACTCTAACACAATAACGATCCTTGGAAGTGCTAATGGTAGGCTAAACTCTTCATCAATTCCCTTTCAGTCTAATACAATGAGTGGTAATGTGACTACTGCCATTGCTACTGTATCTTCTATCTCACCTAGTGCTTTTATAGCTGAAAAGAACGCTTTTACACAAAACCCAGTAGTTCGTCTTTATACTGTATATTATCCAGGCGAATGGTATCCTCCTAACGAAAATGGTAATCCCACAGGACAAGGGGCAGGCAGAGCTTATCCAAATGATTTTCCTTTAAGATTCGCTGAGATTATTGGTGATTTGGTTTCAGATCTTCAATACAATGTAGTTTATGATACAGATACTTATCTTCCATTTCCTCTTAACTCAAGTGCAATCTCTCAATCAAGTGATGGTAAAATTAACGAACTAACTTTAACTGTGTTTAATTTTGATAACATCATTTCAGCTCTTGTTGAAGATCCGTTTTTGACAGGAAATAATACTTCAAACTCTGTTCAGGCTATCGTAAACAATGAATTGGTCCACGGAATTGACCCTCGCACAGTGCCTGGAACTACTACAAATGAAGATGGCTTAAATTTTGACGAATCGTTTGTAGGAATTTATGGCAGAACTAATGCCTCTTTCACTTATGAACAAACTTTAGCTGTAGGTGGCACTTGGCAAGAGCAAAAAATGGATACACGCGATCTTTTAGGAGGAGTAGTTGAAATTAAAACAACTTTTGCTAACTTTTTAGATTTTTGGCCTGAATATTCTACTGCTCAATATATTTCAGCAAATGTGGTTGAAGTGTATAATTCAATGCCTTACAGAGTTGGTGATAATGTTGTTGCAAAAGGCACTACAACAGAAGCTACTATTCAATCAATAGAAGAAAATAGATTTTTATTTCTCTCTAACGAGCTTGATCCTGGCGCAACAGTTGACACTCCTATTTACATAGTAAACCAACAAGCAGATACAGAATCATATATTGAAGACAAATTTAAGATAGATCAGTTAGAATCATTGAATGACTCTGTTGCATCTTTTGGTTTGGTGTCTTGGCTTCAATATTTTAGAATTGTTACCCCAAAACGTAAATATTATAAAAATACATGTCAATGGACTTATAAAGGTGCTGAGTGTCAGTATCCTGGACCGGGAGGTTTAGCAATTCCTGGAACTTCACTTACGTCAAATGCGAATCCAATCGCTGCAAACAATCAAATAGCTGCTGATGCGGGTGGAGATGTTTGTGGTAAATCTCTCCAAGCTTGTACTCTTCGAAATAATCAACAACACTTTGGAGGCTTCCCTGCAACAGGACGAACAGTTCCCCGCGAATAAAAACACTAAATGTATTTTACCCTGGATTCATCAGTATGGAGATCTTTCAGGTCAATACGGATTGTGCTGCTTTACCTTAAATACTGATGGTAATTTATTTGGCAAAGGCTTATCTCCCTTAACAGCTTTTAATTCTAAAGAAATTAGGTCTGCAAGACTTGAAATGCTCAATGGTGAACAACCAAAAGCATGTGAGGTATGTTATGCTTGGGAAAGTGAGGGAATTGAAAGTCATCGCCAAAGAATGAATCAAAAATTTAAAAGCTACTCTAAACTTTACGACAAAACTCTTGACGACGGAACTGTAACAACACCTCCCATATATTTAGATTTTAGATTTGGCAACTTATGTAATTTTTCTTGTAGAATGTGTGGATCTTACGCATCTTCTTCTTGGGCTAAAGAAGAAAAGCATCATGGTATTATTTCTAAAAGTATTTCTAATCATTATGATTTTTGGACTGATAATAAAAGTTTTTGGGATGACATAGACAAAATTAAAAATTATATTAGAGAACTATATTTTGCAGGTGGTGAACCTTTCGTACAAGAAGGACATTACCAAATGTTACAATTTTTAGTGAAGAATGGTTGTAGTAAAAATATTAACTTATCTTATAACACAAACTTATCTTACAATGGTGGTTTTAAGGGATATGATATTGAAAAACTATGGTCATCATTTCAAAATATTGATTTGTGGCCTAGTATAGAGGGATTTGATGAAAGAGCAGAGTATGGTAGAAAAGGTCTAGATATATCTCTTTTTAAAAAAAATGCTAGTAAATATTCTAAATATATAAAAACATATTCTCTAGTTAGCAGTGTGTACTCAATTACTAGTAATTTAGAGCTTATAAAATGGATTAAAAGCACAAAAAAATCTTTTAGTATAACTAATTTAGTAAACCCTGAATACTTTTCAACAACAATACTATCAAAAGATAAAAAAAAGCAAATTTTACAAAATTATCGAGAACAGCTTTATAGGATTCCTAATTTAAGTGAACACGAAACAAAATCTATTTTAAGCTCTCTTAAGCACATGAACCATAGAGATGATTCTCATCTTCAAAAAAAGTTTAAAGAAATTAACACTAGAAGTGACTTATATAGAAATGAGTCATTTGAATCAACATTTCCAGAGTTAGCAGAGTGGTACAAGAATATTTAGGATTACGTCATGATTATGGTGTGATTGATTGTATTGAGTTGATTAGACTGTTTTATAAACAAGAACTAAATGTTAATTTTCCTTTACCGACTTACCCAAAATCAAAAGAGTGGATGAAGCATTTTTCTACTGAAAGTGTAGATCAATGGGCATCATCATGCTCTATAAAAGTTAAATTGACAGATGCACAAAACTATGATGTAATGGCATTTAAATCAACTAAATCAAATTTAATTATTCATTTTGGTTTATTTTTAGCACCTACACGAATGCTTCACATTGAGGAGGGGGGAGTCTCACATGTTGAAACTTTATCAGACTATTGGGTAAAGCAGATACATTCCTTATATCGACATGAAAAAATGGTATGACTCATACATTAATTTTCCATATAAACACTTAGGCACTGACCCAGAAAGTGGTATAGATTGTTTCAACTTGTGTCGATTAGCATTTAAAAAAGAGCTTAACATTAACATACCTCTTTCTACAGCAGATTTTTGTAATATTGTTGATGAAGACTGGTATCAAAAAACTCATGATCAGTTTATGGAGGACGCTGCTCGATTAAATAGAAAAGATTTTAGTTGGATTAAAGTAAGTGAGCCTAAAGCATTTGATGTTATTTTAATGAGTATGGGTTCCACAAATGTAACAAATCATTGTGCTTTATTCGTTGGTGATGGAAAAATATTACAAACAATGCTAAGTCGAACAAGTGGTATATGGCCTTACCGAGGACCTTTTAAAGAATACACAACAGGGATTTATAGATGGAAAGATTTACAAAATTAATTGAGGCAATGAATACTCATGCTATGAAAGACTATCCTAGAGAAGCAGTTGGTATTATAACAAATGATCATAAATACGTTCCTTGTAAAAATATTAGCCAAAGTCCTAAAATCACATTTTTCTTAGACCCCGCAGATTTAGTAAAACACGATGGCGATATTTGGGGAATATTCCACTCACATCCTGGTGCAGAACAACCTATTCCGAGTAGTGAAGATAAAACAAGCGCTGCTTTTCAACAGTATAAATTTTTAGTTGGATTTAACAATAAATTTTACATATACTGGTTAGATAATGAAATTAACGCATTAAAATTTGATGAGTTTAAGGAAGAACACCTTGTTAGCAACCCTTAAGATACATTCTGCTTTTTCTAACCGTTTTGATAAGCTTGAGTATCAAGTTGATGCAGAAACGTATGCTGATTTTTTTCCTTACTTATCATCAATGCATCCTAAATTTAGAGAATATATGCTTCAAATTGAAACTCAAGAGTCGGACGAATCTTTTTGCTTACTAGACGATGATTTAAATATTATTGATAATGAAGCTATTTTCATCAAACGTGTAAAAGATGGTGAGGTCGTTCATCTTGTCCCTGCTATTGTAGGAGGTGGTGGAAAGCGAGGAGGACTATTAGTAATGGCTGCAGCGATGGCTTTTGTAGTGGTTACAGCAGGTGCAGGTGCGCCAGTCGCTGCAGGAGCAGGTACTGCAGGAGCAGGTGCTAGTGGCTTTGCAACAGGAATGGGACCTGCCGCTAACGCAGCAGCTGCATCAAAAGGATTTGCAGCTGGATCAGGAGGTATATTCAGTGGGATGAGTGGTATGGCTATGCGTCTTGTAGGCAACATAGCAATGAGTATTCTTTCTAGATTATTTGCTCCAAAACCTAAAGCTACAGAGCGTGATACCTCAACTCGTGATAATAATATGTTTGGATCTTTAACGAATTCAACCACCTCAGGCACTCCGATTCCTTTAGTTTATGGACAGATGAGAGTCGGGGGACAAATGTTAAGTGGTTATCTTGATGCAGAAATTCATGGTAAGTCAGACATTATTAATGTAGGAGACAAGTTTGACTAGTTTATCTAAAACATATGTAAATTACAATGGTCAATTAGTTCCACGTATTACTGGTGCTGGAGGCGGTGGTAAAGGCGGCGGTGGAGGAGGTATCTCAGAAGATCCTAACTCACTTTTTTCTACTGATATTTTATTTGTTACTATCGGGCTAGGTGAAGGTCCCGTATATCGCATTAACCCTAATGGCCCACAAGATATTGAGATTCAAGACGGAGCTATTGATGATCTAATCATCTTAGATGGTGATGGAAGCGAAGATACTGAGCAATTTAAAACATTAACAAATACAGGCACAACTACTCAGTCTCCATTAAGAGTATTTGGAGAAACAATAACAGCTCCCCAAAATTTTAAATCTCCTGTATCGTTAAAAAAAGGCAACGTAGACGGCATACCAGCAGCAAAAGTAACACTACAAGATACTAGTGCTAATGATTGGGACTCTATTAAGTTTGGTTTCATCTTACAAGGATTAACAAGAACTGATGATGATGGAAATATTCATGGTCATCAAGTATCTATCAAAATTACCGTTTTTGATCGAATTGGAACAACAGAAATTGCTTCTATAAGTAAAACTGTAGACGGTAAAACTAATGTTCCTTTTAAATTTACTGTTCGCGTGAATATACCTGAACAATTTAAATCAACAGATGGTTATAAATTTACAATTGAAAAAACTTCTGATGATACCGAATCTTCTTTAATTAACGAAAACATTCAATCATTTGGATGGTTTGAGATTGAAAATTCTCCACAATCTTATCCTCGTACAGCGCATATTGGTTATGCACTGAAAGCTACAAATGAACATAAAGGTGGTATTCCAAATTTTACTTCAATGGTAAAAGGTCTTTTAGTCAAAGTTCCATCAAACTATAATCAACCAATTTTGGCTAATGGTGAGATAGATTGGCGTGAGCTTGAGTTAGAAGAAACTGGTTCAAATGGTTATACAACTAATGGTTATAGACTTCAAAAATCTGGTACAGGCACTATTTTAACTGACGCAAATCCGCAACTGTACGTTGGAACTTGGGATGGGACTTTTGTCTATTCATGGACTCAGAATCCTGTATGGATTATCTATGATATCTTAACTAATAAAACATATGGTTTGGGTGTCCCTGAAGAAAATGTTGATAAATTTAAATTTTTTCAAATAGCACAATACTGTGATGCCTGTGATGTAACAACAGGAGAGTTTCAAGGTGTTAACGGTCAAGCAGATGGTTCTTTCAGACACAAACCTTTAGGTAAGTTTACATCAGTTCGTGAAACTTTAATTGGAGTTCCGGCTGGCACTGTTGTAAAAGAGCGTAGGTTTATGTGCGACATTACGATATCAGACCAAGAACAATCAATGGATATATTAAATACAATTTGTGCTTCATTTAGGGGTGCGCTTGTTTATACTCTAGGTAAACTTTCGTTGGCTGTAGATATGCCAGATGAATTTCCCATGATGATTTTTAATGAAACTAATATTCAAACTGGCTCTTTTCAAATTAGCGGAACAAAAGAGAGTGAGATTATCACTGGAGCTGATGTAAGCTACTTAGAGCCAACTAATCATTATAAACGAGAGACAGTAAGGATTGATACTGTAGATGCTAATGATGGAAATGACCGTAATACAATAGAAAACATTGCAACTATAGATTTACCCTCAGTAACTCGGCGTAGTCAAGCATTAAGGTTTGCTCAATATCAAATTGCCGCCTCAAGATATCAAAGAAGAACTATAAATTTTGTGACCTCTACTGACTCACTTTCACTTTCTCCAGGTGATTTAGTATCAGTTTCTCAGAATATGACTGGTATTAATTTTGGATACGGCGGTAAAATACATGCTAATGCCTCAACAGATTCTAATTCAGCTAATATACTATTAGAGCATTTTACTGAACCAACTTTAGCATCATCAACTTTTACCGCCAATTCTGATCCGTTAGCGCTTCGTATTATTTCTTTAGACAGTGATAGAATTGATCTCTATGTTATTGATAATGCAGCATTTACTCTTACATCTACAGATAATGTATCCACAGGATTTGATCTTGCTAATGTTTCAGTGGTAGGCAGATTTAATCCAATTACAAAAGCCATTGATTCATACACAACTTTTACATCAAATAATGTTCCAAAGAAAGGGGATTTATGGTCACTTGGTGAGTGGCAGAATCCTGGAGACTTTTACACTAATAAGTCAGGTAAGCTTTTTAAATTAACTGATATTTCTCGTGATCCAGAGAAAGAAGAAATTACAATCGGTGCTATTGAGTATATTTCTAATATTTACGTAGATTCAGATACTTTTATTGACTATACACCTACCCCTTATACTGATATCATATCTACCCTTTCTACTCCGCCCACACCTGAATTTAACTTTTCAACTCGTGCTGTAAGAACTTATGATGGCAGCATAAGAACAGATGGTGTGGTTGAGATTAACACTGAGCGTGAAGATTTCAATCAATTGTTTAAGACTGAATTTTTCATTGCTCAACCAGAAGGATCTACTCTTTTAAATAATGTCACTGCTCAAAACCCTCTTACTTTTACAAGCGAAAATAATTCAGTTACCATAGATGGAGCCTCTCCTGTTTCGATCACTGGAAAAAATGGATTTTCTGGATTTGCTGGTGAGCTTAGAATGTTGTGTACCGATGTCACTGTTG